ACTTTGATCATAGTTTCCGAGTCATGATCGTCCGGAAAATGATCTTCTTCGAACCCGTCGCTTTTCCAAAATTTTGTGTTGAATTTCTCAGCAACACTTTCAAAAAGTCCAAAACTGGCTTTGTTTGCTTGTTCAATAGTTGCTTGTACATAATGTGCACCTGTGTCCTCAACCAAATGGTACAGCATTTTTTGCGCAAGTTTGTGTTTTCTGTATTCTGGCTTTACTGCTATTTGCCATATAAAAAGAGTGTCTGGCGACTTTTTAAATTCAAAGCCGGTAGTGAAGGCCACGATTTCGCCGCAGTCTTCAACTACCAAACAGGTCTCTGGAAACAATTCAGCCATCATAAGATAGCTGTAGCTGGAGTTCAAGTCCAAACTTGTTTCCTTTGCAATACGCCACATTTCGCCGGCGTCGTCTCTTGAGGGATGTTTGAAATCCATTTTTAGAAATACTTCTCCAGCATTTCCAGTTGATCGTGATATTCTGCAATCACTTTCAGTTCCTGTTCAATTGCCTCAAGAACATCAGGATGTTCGCCGACACCTGCTGCATTTTTGAGATACACTTCCACATTCATAGAGTGTTTTGCAATATGTCCTTGTTTATTGCAATCCCAGCGACTTTTATATGTGTCACGATCTTCTTGATCAACATAACCAAATGCCCATTCAGCTAACCATAGATTGCTTTCGCAGTCGTTTTCTTTGCCATCTCGCAGTTGAATGTCAACAGTATACATCTTTGTATCCAGTTTGTGGCTCAGCAACATTGCCAGCGGCAATCCGCCTCTATTGATTCCTGTGATATATTCAGGGCACCACTGATCCTTGCACATCTGTGCAACGATACTGTCAGCAGCACGTTCTACATCTTGCCAGCTGTAATATTTCTTTTTCATTTCATTGTCTCCAGTGTTACGCATTTGGCAACTTTTTCAGCTATGTCTTCGTCTTTGTTGATGATGTATACTGAATTACGATGACGATCCTTTGCACGATCGTAACTGTTGAATTCAAGTACCTGTCCATTTTCTGCACCGTAGATGCGAAAGCTGAGTACAGGATCGGTATCTGGACGATCTATCTCTCTTGAAGAAACTATGTCTATGCCTATGCCTTTTGATATTTCGTTTTCGCATGGTTCGTTAAGCCAGTCTCGTATTTTTCTTTTAATCCACTTCATTTTCTACCAATGCCTTTACTGTTTCATAGTTTTCTTTTGCTTTAGCAAATGCTGGAAACTGTTCTGCCAATCCTTGTTCGCGTAGTTCTTTTTCCATTTTCTGCTTGGCCCATTCTACAACAGTGCTTAACTCTATATTATCAATCCAGGAAGCAGCACGTATGGGCTGAAATATCGCACCGTCGTAAACCTGTAGCTGTCCGTTAACTGCTCTCACTTCACCTTCATAAGCACGATCAGTACCATTCATTGCCATTATTTGGATTCCTTTAAGGCGTTAAAAGTTTTATACTTTGCCAGTTCTGCTTCGTATTCTTCTTTAAGCTCTTTAAGACGAGGATACTTTGCTTCCATATCTACATCTCGTTTTAACAACAACAGACTATCTCGCATTTCATCAAGTTCTTGTAGTATGTCTCTGTCGTTTACTACAAGAGGTCTATTAATAGATACATTGTTATCATTGCCGTCAATAGTAATAGCACTGTCTGCTATTGATATGTCTTGAACAGTATTCCAAGAGGCATTAGATAAGGTGCTGCCTGTTATGTTTCCGAGTCCTGGTAAACCATTTTGTAAATTGATTTAAAATTTTCATAAGCTTTTTTTAATCCTGGATATTCTTTACACATGTCTTCTACTTTAGCAACGCTGGGCATATGATCTTCAAACTCGATTGGTTCATTTAAAGTAATATTAATACTGTCGTCTACACTAACCCATTCATAGGTTGTTCCGTTGTATACACTAACTGTGTCATACCAAACATCACCTACATTGGCGTTGTTTATAGTGCTGACATCTATAGTATTAATAACTGTATCTATATCGTCTTCATCCATTTCTTATTACCTCGTATAATTCTTTACCTGAAAAGAAATCTCTATTCAGCTTAGTTCTTTGCTTTTCTAGACTTACGAGATAATCATCATAATTTTCGATATAATCTCGAAGTTTGTTTATAATTTCACTTCGATGTGTTCTATAAGACGAAAAATCTTCAGTCCAGTTACTCGGATACTTAAATTCAGGCAGTGCCATTTCTGAATAACTGAGTCTGTCAGGCACCATAGGAATTGCATCTACCAGTGCGCCTTCATGCCAGCTAATGCCCAGTGTTTCCTGTAGATTAGCTGAAAACACCAGCTTTGCTTCTCCTAGTAGGTTGTGATATTCATTTTTTGTAAGTTCGCGTTCTTGACATACTACAAATTCATATTCAGGCAGTTGTTCTGCTAAATCACGAAATATATCAACCTGTTTCTCAGGAGCAATGCGATGCGGGAACAATATAAGGTTACGCTTTTCCATGCCTTTGTACTGTGTTAGCGAGTCGTTGAGATACTCCATAGGCCAGCCTACACGTTTGATTGTGTCGTTTGCATCATAAGGAGTACCAGTCCAGTCTTCTTCATTCCAGTCAAAAATTTCTCTAGCAAACATGTCTACATGAAAATCAGTAGCATAAAAGTTATCGTCATAGCAGCTAAACATTGAATGTTCTGCTGAACGTACCCAAGCTTCGTCACCTATGAGTCTGCCTAGAAAGTCTTGAGGATCATAGCTACCGGCATGCCACAGCCCGCCAATACGAATGTCGACGTTTAACAGTGCTGCCATATATTTCAGCTGAATAACTGTGGGGTTCCAAGCATCTGTGTATAGGAAATAATCTCCGTTTTTGATTTCACCGTGACAGAACTTTTCGCCTATGATTTCCAGTTGCTTTGATTTGTAAACATTAGTACCGCCAAAGTTGAGAAAAGCCCCAGGCGTAGTTGCCTGAGGCGTATCTCCTCCACTGATAACTTCGACATCTTCGTTTGTAGCATGTCGCAGTTGACTAGGAAGATGCTCTTTCCATTGTTTAGTGTAACGTGTATCAACTGCTTCTATGTCTACAACGTAAATTGTCATTGTTAAAATTACCTCTTGTTATTTGCTCGAGCTTTAGCACGTAGATAGTTTTGATACTTTCCGTATGCCTGCCAATTTGTATCCTTTTTGTTGTAAAGTGCCTTTTCATCGTACACTTTGCCTTCAAAGCGACACCAATCTCGATATGCGTCTAGATCGTCAAAGATTTTTGCCACTGTAGGATTTTGGATTGCCATTCGATTTAGTTTCCTTTGTTTGTGTTAGGGTAAAAAATAAGTGAGCTTTTTTTATTGCTCATATACAAAATAACATAGTTAAGATGGTTTGTCAACTAGAAAGATAAATAAAATGTAGTTCGCGGTATGGGGATACCCAACTACTCTATTACTAATGGGAGTAACAGCATGGATAATATTTATTTTATAAACTATATAAAATCTCTATCTTTTGATAACAAATATACAAAATGGTATATATCAATAATAGAGAATGGACTTAAAAGATATAATTTCGATTCATCTATAAAAATTGATCAAAATAAAAGAAGAGCTAGAAAACTATACGGGTATTTAGAATTTCATCATATAGTGCCACGGTCTTTAAATAAAAAGTTTTCAACTGAAACAAAGAATTTAGTTCCATTAACTGCTAAAGAGCATTTTTTATGTCATCTTTTATTAACAAAGATGATTAAGGATTCGTATCATCGATCTAAAATGACATTTGCGTTTAAAAGAATGATGACTGGAGGCAATGGTAACAGATATGTTAGTTCGTATTACTCTAAAAGAAAATTAGAAACGCCACCAGCAAACTTAGGAAAAATACATATTACAGACGGATTCGAAACTATCTATCATCCGTCTGATAAACCTATTCCTAACGGTTGGTATAAAGGCTCGGGTAAAAAATATAAAATAAACCGATCTTTAATAAATCAAAAAAATAAAAAAGAAGTATTAGCAATAGATCTAGAATCTAATATATTTTTTACTATAAAAGATATAAAAAAGTGGAGTAAAGAAAATAATATTCCATACCCCACTATTGTTTCTGCTATTAGAAAAAATCATATTGTAAGAAAACAATATCAATTTTCTTGGGCTGAAGGATAAAAGATTAAACTTCCATTCTCTCCATCTTCAGCGATTTCAATTTCTACAAAGCGGCCCGGATACCTTGTGGAAATTTCTTGATACAGATCATCCGAAATCATTTCGCACGATTTGTGATTTAGTTCTAAGATATCTTCATTGTAAAGCTTTTCAAGCCAGCGTTTAAACTGGATGAATTCAATATCGCGATCGTTGTGAAACACTTCGATGCGTACTTTAAAGTGGAAGATATGTCGATGCGCTACACCAAGGAAGCTTACATCGTCCCAGTCGCCTGTTTTTAGACGAGGATCTGTTGCAGCGTCTGGATAAAGATGGACACCTTCTTTCTGAAAACGAACGAAGATACTTTTAATATTTTTTTCCATATTATACATTCTCTTTATATATTGATAATAACGTTCTTGATGACCCATATTACTATAACTTATCAACTTTGTCAATATTTTTTTTACAGTTATCAAAGTGCCATCTTTTCATAGGGCTGTTTCCGCCTGTTTTCCCACAGTGTGGGCAGGTTATAGACTCTTGTGTAATACCTTTTAGAAATATATTCGTGATAGTATTCATACTGTAACATTATTTGATTACAGTGTCAAGTCCGTATTCTGCCCAGTCAGTGAATTTTTTACGATCCATCAAATCATGTAGGCTATGACACCACACACCAGGATTAGTTGCACGGAAATCACGATCGTCTAGTTTAATCATAGTGTTGTAGTTCCATTGTTTAATATAAGGAACTGGAATACGAAGCTGCGGAATAAAGCAATCGTATTCTATCAAACCTGCTTCTAGAAAGTCTTCAGCATATTTTACAGGAATATCAAGGCTGCATAGGATATCTTTTTTGAGAAAGTGACTGATCATAGTTTCCCACGCATCCCATACATCAGCATCGTCGGGAAGATTCAAGCCTGGATCAAAGCTGTGATTTGCACCAAAGAAAATGTGTTTGCAACTGTGTGCAGCATAGTAAGTTGCAATTTCTTCAACTGACTGCACACCTGTTACAAACAGTGTCTTTTTACCATATGCCGGAGTCTTTTCAATTTCTACACCTGTAAAGAATGTAGCAGTGTCAGATTCGCCGTCGTTATATGTTCTCTTCATGTAATGCCTTTAGTTCGGTTTCAAGTCTATGGATTTCATCTTTAAGCCAAAGTTTTTTAGTTTTCAGTTTGTTCAGTTCTTCGTCTCTTACATAATGATTATACAGTTCTTTTATCTCTGTGTCAAGTGTTCTGTGCTTAACGTAGAGTTCTTGTAAATGAACGATGATTTTGTCTTGTCTATCGTCATAGTTGCTCATCCTCAAGTTCCTCCAGTTTGTGAGTTTCGTCTTCTGTAAATACACCGTCTTCGTGACTGTGATCTGTTTCAACAGGTTTTTCAACGTCAAACAGTGCATCAAAGTGAGTGCTGGCATTTACAGTTTTCTTACCGGTTGCACCTCTTGTGCCTGGCACTGCCATCCAATATCTATTGAATTCTTCTACTATGTCAAGAGCTTTTTCTCTATCGTCTGTGGCAAATATTTCATTTACAATATCTTTGAAGTAATTTAGTCTATACTGACTAAATTGCTTGCCCTTCATCTTGCTTGCTATCAGCATGTCTGGGCTTACACCTTGATCGTATTGTCTGTTAGCTTCTTGCACAGCATTGATGTGGCTCCATACGTTATGACCCATTTGTATAGCATAAGAAAAGCTATCCCATGAAGTTTTGCCTTCTTTACCAATTTTATTTAGATCGCCTGGTGCGTATATGCAAACATCACTTATTTTAAGCCCATCAGTGAGCGGACTATCTTCAAAGTTTTTGAATATACCGTCTTGTAATACGGCGTCTCTAAATCCTCTTGAGTCTTGGGCATACTTTTTGTTGTCAACGCTTGGCACCATTCGATATGTCCATTTCGAACGATCCTCTGTTTCATTCTGTATGTATATCTGTCCGTTTGCGGTTGCGAGGAAAGGACTAGCACAGTCAAAAGTGATAGTAAAGTTTTCATTGTGATATTTCCTTACAGCTCTCTGTATATCAGTTAATAGCACAGCCCATTCAAGCTTTGAAGTGCCCAAGAAGTGCATTACATCATGAATGCCTTTTTCTAGCAATCCATCGTATCGCAATGCAATTAGTCTTTTCAATACTAGATGTACGTCGCACATGTTCTGTCCGCCCATTGACCATCCATTGAAATGATCATTAGGATACACTTTAGGATCGCAGTAATCCTTCATTTGGCTGTACCAGTCGTCGGCGTCAGCATGATTTTCGCCCTGTAGAACATTTAGAAATTTACAAGCGCCTGTTCTATGCTTCATCCAGTAGTCGTTGTTGATACGTGTTGCATCTACAGCATCAGTATAGTTGTTAATGCCAGTAGCTTTAGCACCAGCAGGTGAACGACTTACCCAAGCAGGAATATCAAGCACCATTCCATAGTCCATGTAAGCATCCATCCAACGCAGAACACCATCTCGCTTTTTTTGTGCTTTGGGACAGTTTGGATCTTTCCAATCACCTTCCCATACGCCTTTACCTATTTGGAAGCCTCCTGAGTCACCTAACAGCCATGTGTTGTCTCTATCACGATTTCTTATCATGTCTTCTTTAGGAACAGTTTTAGTAGTGTCAAGATCAGCATGTCCTGCTGAATACAGACTCCATTTGTAGGAAAACTGCCCTTCGTCAGCGTTTAGATAGTTAAGGCTTTCTACACCGTGCCGGAAATTGCTGGGTATTCTATTCTTGTCTACATATTCGTCAAAGCGTTGTTTGCCTACATAAGTAGCATAAAATCCGGAGAGGGCTGGAAGGAATACTGCATACTGAGTGTTTTCATTTTCGTCTAACTGAAATTTAGTTAAGTTTGTCCTCATTTGTTGGCCTTCTTTTCTGCCCATATTTTTTTTCTTGCTTCGGACATTTTTCTTTTAGTTTCTTCGGACATTTTTCTTCCATTTTATTTTGCCTGTGCAGGAAGAATATAATCGTATGTTGCCATGCCTGAATCGACGGAAATCTTCATAGCACCTTGATCTGAAATGCTCATAGTAACATCACCGCTGAGTCCAAGAATCTTTTGTACTTGATCCACAGGCCAACTCCATGTATGAGCAAGTGTACCTTCTACTGCGTTTTCGAATACAAACTCACCTGCGTGGGTGCTTTGATCACCAAAGCTGAAAATAAGATCAGTTGCACCGTTTGTTTCTTTTGTGCTTACGTTGAAGTTGGGTTCTTCTGAGTGTGCAGCACTCATCAACTTCATACGACTAATAGCTGCCATGCTGGGTTGAAATTCCACATTCCAAGAAGCACCTTTGAACTTAACAGTTTTCAGTTTCTCTTCGATAATAGCACGATTCATAAAGCGATAATCGTTTTGGAAGTCGCCTGCTTCGTTTTCAAAGTGGATGTGTGTAGGAACAGTTTCGTCGTTACGTACCTGTGTAACCACATCAATCTTAGCATTGGATTGATATTCAGGATTCTTCAAGTGTAGATTTAGTTTTTCTAGGTTGGGCATACCAAACACACCTGTGAATTCTGAAACTGAGTTGTGTGTAACTGCACTCAAAATAACAGAACGATCCTCTGCCATTGAATCGATCTGTGTGTCGTTTTCTGCTGTTACTTTTACAATGCTCAAAAAGCCAAGGCTATGAGTGTGTGCAACTATGTCTTGTAGTATATCTTTCATTCGGAATCTCCATTATTAAGTTTTATTATATTGTCTAAGTCGTTGTTAGTCAAGAACTTTTCTACGGTGTATTTAGGTTTATAGCCTAGTGCTTGCATTTTTTCTAGATTGGCACAGGTCCATACTCGCTCTCTAGGGGTATTTAGGCGGACTGGTAGATTAGGTGCCAGGTCTTGGATACGTACAGGGTCTCCTGTGCCTATATCAACTATGCCGTTAACGTGACTGGCCTTGATCAATATCTCAATAGCATCCAGCACATCTTCTAAGTGTACAAAGTCTCTGTAGTGAGTAGTAGTGTACTCCAGTGTACCGTTGAGCAAACGATTAAAGAACATATTTTCTCTAGGACATGCATTTGAATAAACTGTATGAAAACGCATACCTATATGATCAGTTAGATGACGCTCAGCAAGTTCTTCCATAATGTACTTAGATGCTGCATAAGGATTTAAATCAGGTTCAGCAGCACTGGAACTGCTGGCATAGAGTATACGTGTATCTGAATAGCGAGTAAACAGTCTGCGAGCTGCTTCTACATTGTTCATCCAACAGCTCGCTGGATCTTCTAAACTTTCTCGTACACCACTTTTGCCAGCAAGGTGTATAATTAGATCAAACTCTTCTCTATATTCACAGTATAATAAATCTTGACTTGCACAGTCTTTGATATCAAAACCGACAACTTGATTATTCTTTTGTAATCGTTTTAACAGTGCCGAACCTATAAATCCTCTATGTCCTGTTAATAATATTTTCATTTTTCTTTGCGAACTTTTTTATTATAATTAATTGCTTCTTCTAAAATACTTAGATTAATATCGTGTTCTTCTGCCGTCTTGACTATAGCTGCTGAGTCTTTAGGTAAACAGTGTCCGCCAAACCCGCGTTCTTCTGTTACAAAACTGTGTGCAGGACCAATGCGACTGTCCTGTGTTATTCCTGCACGAACTTCCTCAAAATCTAATCCTGTTTTTTCACATAGATCATGAACTTGATTAAAGAAACTGACCTTTACTGCGTGATAGCTGTTTCTAAAATATTTTACCATTATCAGTTCTTCTGTTCTTCCTACTACGAATTGCAAATTATTCCAGAATGGATTAAACATTTTGGCCCACCATGTAGCACGTTCTTCACTGAGATACATGGTTTGCATGTTTTTAAAATCATCTTCGAAGTAAGCTTCTCTTAAAAACTCAGGTGAGAAATTAATCGAATGTTTTGGAAATTGATCCTTGATTGTTTTCCAACCTTCTAAACTAATTGTGCTTTTGATTAGTACAGGAACAGATTCAGAAATAGTTTCGAGAACATCATAAACATTTTTCATGTCACATGCACCGTCGTCGCTTTGCGGAGTGGATACACATATAATAGCAGCATCTGGTTCAAAATCCTTTTGTTCTAAGTCAGGGTATTTAGGATCTATAACGTTCAGCTGATAATTTTTATTTAGAACCGAATGATGTGCTTTGCCTACAAAGCCATAGCCATATAAATTTATTTTCATTTTGCAATTTTTACCTCTTGTAAATATTTCAATCTTTCCCAAGTATCATGCCAGTTTTTTATTTGATATGAGTGTCTTACTTTTAAAGCAAGTGGATAATCATTGCCGCCTGGTTCGGTTTTGTCACCGAAAAAATAAAGATGTTTCTTTTCTTCTGTACTAAAACAATTGAGTATTTGACTTTTGTCCCAGCCAGTAGGATGTATATCAACGCCAGTTTCTCCGCCTACTGTTGCGGTAATATCTTCAAACTGAGAATTAATTTGAAAAGCAATACTTTCGCGCTCTCTATTTTCTATGTCGTATTCTATATACATTTTACGTTCAGCAAGCGTGGCACCTCTGCCTACAATACTGAAATTAACCATTCCGGTACGTTCTTCGATATGCCGACCAGTGCGTACCGGAAATTTACTTGTCTGAGACCATCCGGTTAATAAATCGTAAAGTTCAGGCGGCGGGTACCAGCCTCTTTTACTAACTAATTCACCTTTGGACCATTTTTCATTACCGCTGCAATTATATACAGAGATTGGCCAGCGCAATAGATAGTCTCCTAACTGTTCTTGAGTTTTAGCATAATCTGATCCTGTAATAAGGTATACTTCGTTGTTGATACAAAAATCAGTAAACCACTGCTTAAACTCTGTGTTAATACTTTGTCGGCTTGGAGTAAGGGTTCCGTCTACATCAAATATAAATTTATTCATTGCTTTTCCCTTTCTGCTACACGCTTTCTTAAATCACTTGAACTAAAACGATGATCGCGTTTATTAAAGTAGAGTTGAATACTTCTTTTCTTACAGATATCTTTGCCTGTAAAATCTAAATCTCGATACTCTTCACCTAATATTCTAACATCAATATGATACATTGTCAAGATATCTTCTAAGTCAGATTCGGTAGCATAGGGTATAATTTCGTCCACATACCTTACGCCTTTGAGTTGTGTGTATCTTTCTACAACAGTCTGCACTGGTTGATTCTTTTTAGGTCTGTCTATTGTAGGGTCAGTCTGTAACCCTACAATAAGATAATCGCACTGTTCTTTAGCTTCTCTCAGCATTTGAACATGTCCTGAGTGAAGCAAATCAAAAGCGCTGAAAACTATGCCAACTCTCATCACCATGCTCCTATAGCAGAACCACAATCCCAATCAAATAAACTATTGAAAGTATTGTGCTGTTTTGTGCTTTCAAGGTCGTAATGCAGAACACCGATTAGATTGTCAAGTTTGTTATCAATAATAGTTTCACTCATTGCTGAATCATCAAACGGCAGTTCTTTGAACCAGTCTGGCAATCTCAGTTCGTCTGTGGGATAACCGATTGAAGTATAGCCAAGTGGATTCTGTTTCAGTTTGCAAACAATAGTTTTCATACCGTCTACAATCTCTTGTGAATATCTGTCACCGTTCATACGCTTGAGAGTATTCCAGTTCAGTGCTGCTCTAACGTGACCCGGCATATTTGCCTTGCCTTGTTTTTCTTCCAGTCGACGATAGTGGCCTACCTTGTTAGCACGTTTCGGTGTGCCCTTTTCCCATCCTGGCATTGACTCAAATTCTTTACGAAATTTAGTAATGCGCTCTAGCACATCTGCTTCTAGATAATTCTGTAGCACCATTAGCAGAATTTCACTGAGAAATTCCTGCATGTAAACTGGAGTATCTGATCTACGCAGATCAAGACCCATTGCTTTGACTTTGCCTGGCTTGTCGCTTACATCTTTGCGTTCGCCTTCGTCATCATATACAAGAATTGCATAACGCTTTTTAGTAATAAACAGTCCTGACACGCCTACAATTTCTCTACCTGCTGCAATTACACCAGAACGACTTTTAGGACAATGAAATGCTCGAGACATGAAATCACCAAATGTCGTATTCACTTGTTCTGCAATTTGATCATATAGCTGTATTGCTTTCTCTTTATCCCAAGGAAGTGCGCCTGATTCTATTTCCTTTTTCAGAACAGGATGTGCTGAGAAGTAAACAGAGTCAGTATCACCATAGATAACAGAATCACCTACATGATCATATTCGCCTGTGATAGTTCTATTTGCTTCAGCACTCATATGTTTAACAATTTGTCTACCTGTGAGTGTAGTTGACTGTCCGATACGTTTATCGAAGAATCTACAACCAGGGTTAAGAATAGCACCATAGAGTGAGTTCAGATTAATCTTCTTAACCAACTGACGTTTGTCCCAGAACGCAACTTCAGTTTCGTTTCCTGCTTCAATTGCTTTCTTCTTCATCTTCTGCAGATCTTTACGTTCAGCATACCAACGCTTTAGAATACCCGGAATAACACCTTCAAACTCTGTAGTAAAGATTGTACCATTTGCACTCAGCATCCAAGGTTGATGGCTGTCGTAAATCAGTTTGTAAACTTCTGCACCACTCAACACGTCGGACTTTCCGTCTTCCCAGTCTATTGTTAGCGCAATGTCTTTGCGTTGATCTATTACAGCTTCGTATTCTTCGGTAGCGAATCTGCCTTCCCATGATCCTGCAAATGATTTCTTTTTTAGAGTCATGTCCTCTTTGATACGAGCATCTGATATATCTGGACGTAGCTGTCCGATAATAGTTTCCGGTGCCATGTTTAGTGAACGAATCACTGAAGGATACAGTGAATTCAAGTCCATGCTTCCGATCCATTTGTGCAAACCTTTTTTAGGAAACGCAACATACGCACCAGCTGCCTGTGTGTTTTCGTCGTCGCGCTTAGGTCTGTTTGGAACTTGTAATCCTCGGTGATGTGCTTCGTTGATGATTGCCTGTTCAGTAACAGCAACCGCACCCATGGTAGTCTGTAGTAGAACAGTGTTAGCATGAGCTAGTTCGTTGCTTAGATCAATAAAGCGTAGCTTTTTGTCCAGCTTATCTAACAGTGCAACGTCTTGTCTATTATATTCGATAAACGTTTCAAAGTCGTTGTTGTAGAGTTGATCCAGTGTTCCTTCGTAAACAGTTTTGTTTTCGCCAATTTCTATTTCTCCGATGGCGTCGAGTCTGTATGTGTGTCGTTCTTCATAGGTATATTTTCTATAAAGTTCAAGACTGTCGAGGTGAACTCTTCCAACGAGGTCATAAGTCTCACTCTGTTTACCAAATTTCTCATATTCTCTTTTCTTAGGCTTTTGACCCCACAGACAAAAGCGTCTTGTGTCATCGTTGCTTAGTATTCGCTTTACTCTATTTACCGTATAAGGAATATCATAGCCTTCTGAGTTCCAACCAGATATAATATCTGCATCGTCGATTAGATCTAGAAAAGCTTCTAACATCTGTTGTTCGCCGCGATTGTTATTGTCATTGGTAAACAGCATAACTTCATCGCCCCAGCGTTCTTTGCAGAGTTTTTCTGCGTCTTCCATTGGCAGACCTTTGGGCGGCATTGCCAGTGTGATCAGTGCATCCATCCATTGTAGATACACAGTTCTAAAATCTTTTGTGTTCTTACACACAACTCGAGTCAAAGGATCACCGTATACTGATTTGTATTTGCCCTTTGGATCTTTATAATAGAAAGTATATTTTACTGGATAATCTTGATATAATCTTTTGCCGTCGCGTCTTTCAACTACTTTGATAACGTCGGCGTCACGATCAAACATCGCGTCTACGTATGGCATTTGTTTCTCCTTGTTGTTTATGGCCAACTAACCTTCAACCTGCTCGTAAAGTGAGCGACTCTATAGTAATAAACCTATCACATATATTATAGTTAGTCCTGCATTTAATATTATTAAACTTTTTTCTTGCCACAGTATACCTATCAAAGTCCACAACACGTTAGATATAATAAATCCAAATACATAGTAGGGATAGATGTTTAACGCAGCAAGTATAGAAGATACTAATAAACCAGCAGTACCAATCCACGCAAGCCATTGATAAGGTTTTTTCATTTGTTATGTTTTAGCATATACATTGTAATTTTAGGATCGTCTACAACTAATAGATCATCAGGATATTTTCTATCAGGTGATCTTTTTCCAATAGCCACAACATTAATCATTTTGGGATTGAGTTTTTTAACTGTGGCTATTCTAAGACTGTTGTGACTAGGGTAGACAACTGTGTTGTCTACCTTAATTTCATTACCTAGTATATCTTTGTGTTCATGCACTGTTGTCTGCTCCGACAGTAGCAACAATAGTTTCAAGATCTTCAAATTCGTCTTGATGACGTTCCCAGTCGCCTTTCTGTGCTACCTTGATAGCTTTGTTGATTAAGCTTGGCTTTACGTCTAGTTCTTCTGCAACTGCTTTTACAGTGTCACGAAGCCCTGCTCTGAGATCTTCAATTTCCTGTAACACAGTTACACCTTCTTTGACTAGTCGTTCGAGTTTTGCTTTTTCTTCAGTTCCATAGGTGCGGTCACTCATGCACTTCTCCTTGTTTTATATAACTATATGATTTATTTGGTTTTTTGTCAACTGGAAAATACTTTGCGATTATCAAAAGCACGGTGCCATCCAAAGAATTGTGCTTTGTAATCTGAATGATCATCGCTTGAGAGATCAATCCATTCTGACTTTCTTTCAATCAGTTCTTCTGCACCAGCTTGCCAGTCAGTGGTTTCTATAATATTTTCAAGTTTTTGTTTTGCTGCAACTGCTTCTTCTAGGTTATCAAAGTCTTGTTCAATGTGTATAACTTCCATGCAGATTTCTTGACTGATATAATCTAAACTAAAATCAATGCCCCATTTGGGTTTAATCCCTAGCAGCTTGTAAAGTATAGGACGTTCCAGTGCAACTTCTTCTAGCTGTGCTCTAGCTTCGCCTGCAAACGCAAAACGTGTTAGCAGCATACAGTGATCTAGCACTAATCCTTTTTCTGCTTCTTCTTCGTCAATGTACCAGTATTTTACGGGAGCAGTGTGAAACTGAATCTCTTCATTTAACTCTGCTTTGTTTTTCTCGTAATGAAGTTTTTCGAGAGGCGTTAGTATTTCGTATCCGTCTTTGTCAAAATCCTGTAGCTTTAGAGTTTCGACAAGATGTCTGTCAATTGGTGTTGTGAGGTAGGGTTCCTGTTCAAATGTATGTCCAAGATTTTTCAGCTTCATTCAACGTCCATGTCTGCTAGTTTTCTATCCAAGTAGATTGCCAATTTAAAGTCGTCTTTGGTCAGTGCGTTTGCGTCATGTGTGTATAAACTGATCATCATCTCGTCATAAAACATAGCAAGATCTATAAAATGATCCATGTCGGTCATCTTTTTTTCTATTGCTAATAAAAATCTAACAGCGTGATTATAGTCGCTAAATGTAACTCGTTTTCTCAACCGTGTGCCATTGTCGACAACATCCCAATTTTTTAGATAATC